TACCATTGCCATAGCAATTGCTTTACCTGTTGTTATTCCACCGCCGCCACCGCCAGAACCTGTATTGTCACTTGCTGGAGTCCAGTTTGTTCCATTGTATTTTAGAACCTGTCCACTGGTAACTCCCGAAGTGCTAACGTCAGACAGTCCGTCTAGTGTAGAAGAACCTCCACCCCCGCCTCCAGAAGCCGCAGCCCAAGTTAAACCACCTGTATTGCCTGACTGTGCTGTTAGGACGTATCCATCTGTTGGTGTATTGCTTACCTTGAGGTTAGCTTCGTCTACTACGTTGTCAGCTATGACTGTAGCACCATCGGCTGTCGATGTGACTTCGCCTGAGTGGTTTGGGTGAGTGTAGTTGTTAGCTGATGTAGCTATGCCATCTAGTTTTGTGTGGTCTGCATTGGTAAAATCATTAGTAGTTAGACCACCATCACCAACTGAATAAGTTGTGTCCGTGTCTGTGAATAATGCATTGGAAGGCACAGACACGCCTACAGTAAAGCCTGAAACACTACTAGCATTAATACCCAGAGCATCTATGTCACTCTTTGTTTGGTCTGCGGTTGCGTTTGCTTCTATTGCGTCAAGCTTAGTCCCATCTGTTGCTACGTCACGCCCATCCACATTACCTGACACAGTTATATTACCAATGACACTTATGCCACCACTAACTGTACCCATTACTGCGTTACCATCGTAGTAAAGGAAAACACTACTATCAGTGGCGCAGTAAATGTAGTATTCTTGGTTTAAAATACCAGAAGACTCTTTAGCAATTATTAAGTCTTGTCCTAATAGTTTTAAATGCCCTTCGCCAACATCATGTATAACACTGTGACTTCCATCATGGTATATCTCTAAGTCATTCCCTGTACCAAACTTAGCTTTAATATTATCTCCATGCAGAACATCTCCTGTCATAGTTCCGCCAGATAGGGGTAAAAGGTTACTTGTATCAGCATCTGCCCCATCTGCTCCCGCAGGACCTGTATCTCCTTGTATTCCTTGAGGCCCTGTAGCTCCGTCTGAACCATCAGCTCCATCATTTCCATCAGCACCAGAAGGCCCTTGGATACCTTGGATACCTTGTGCTCCTGTAGCTCCAGTTGGTATCCCAAAAGAAAAAGCCCCTGTACCATTTGTTGCTGTTACAGAAGCTGTTGCTGATGATCCTGTAGATAAAGTGCTTACAGATACAGTTGCATCAGTTATAACATCTACAGCTTCAGCCGCATTCTTAGCTACAACAGCCGCATCCCTTGCTGTTTCAGCACCAGTTTTTGCAGTCTCAGCAGCTGTAGCACTTGATGCACTTTCTGATGCTTTAGTTGTTGCTGTAACTGCTGACGCAGCAGCATTTGTTTCAGCAGTCTCAGCTCCAGTCTTAGCTGTCTCAGAAGCAGTCTGAGCAGTTTGGGCAGCAGTCTTAGCTGCTTCTGAAGCAGTCTGTGCAGTCTCAGCATTTGTTTCAGCAGTTTCAGCATTAGTCTCAGCAGCTTCAGCCGCAGTCTGTGCATCTTGAGCAGCAGTCTTAGCTGTGTTAACATCTGCTAGATAGTCTGTACCGTTAACTAATAAACCAGAAGCACCAATAAGGTTGTTACCATTCAGGTCTAGATCAGCCTCCATAGCATTTGGAGTACTGCCGTCCAAAGACAGAGTATTATCAAAACCCTCTTTTAAATTCTCAAAGTTAGTATTTAAAACATCTGTGGAGTTAAAACCAGATGCTAATGTAGTTACCGTTGGTTTCTTAGCCATGCGTTATACTTTCTTTTATACAGGTTTACTAGGCCAAGTTACTGTGTTAGGGAAACCAGATTGATCAGGTAGGTTAAGTAAATCCGTTCTGTACTGTGTCCACTCAGTTTGTTTAGCTTCTGTAAGTTCAGCCCATCTTAAAGGATTGGTTACTATAGGGTCTACTTCTCCTACTAGTTTACCATTACGTTCTTCTCTTAGACTAGTAGCTAACTCAGCATCTAGCTCTGCTTGGGTAGGTGCTACATAAGCTTCATAACTAGAACCTATAAGTGTAAGTAATTCACTGTTGTCTACTGTATTATCTGTGTCACTAGGGTCGAGTGTGTAAGGTATCCAACTATACTCTGGATGCTTAATCTCTACATTGAATACTGTATTCTCTACGTTTAATGAGTGTGCATTACGTACTTCTGTTATTGTTATACTCATTTAAGAAATCCTTACAAAAACGGATGTATTAAAGTCGTTTCTAGTTATAGTTACTGTCTCGTTGTAATAACCTGTTTGACCCATTAATCTCCAAGTACCTGAAGGATGTCCAGAGCCACTATATGTAGGTCTGTGACCAGAGTAATCGTAAGTATTAGCAGGATAGAGGGAGCTACCAGAAACAGTTGTCGCAGGGGCATTTTGACCAAGTGTTTGATAGAAGAATAAACCGTAAGTACCAACAGCACCATAAGCTGTACTACTGCTAATACCTGTTAAGTTAGAGCCATCACCATGAAAGGTTGCAGAGTGTACTTGAGCAAACTTTGCACCAGTTGAGCCTAGATGAACTATAGAATTTCTTGTTAAACCTGTTGCTGTATCTACAGGAAGGATCTGATTGTTTCTATCATGAAAAAATAAACCAGTGTCCCCTGTTCCAAGGTACATATCCCCTACACCATCAACAGCATCTACTTTAGTACTGATGCTTCCTACAGTTGTTCCATCCTTTTTTAACTCTAGAATAGTTCCATCAGAATTTAACCTATCTAATACTGTAGATGGTAAACCATCAGATGTCACTTCTAAGTCACCTGTTATATCTAAGTCACCTGCTATAGTTCCACTACCTGACGTACCTACAAAATCTGTAGTTGAAGAAGTTGCTGCAGTACCTAAACCTAAAGTTGTTCTAGCTGTAGCTGCATCTGCATCATCAATTAAAGATGCACCAAACGTAGATACAGTTCCTGATAAAACAGGATCTACTCCACTAGGCGTAACTAATGTACCATTAAGTAATAACTTATCTGTTTCTACACTACCAGCATTTATTATACTGTTATTAGATAAATCTAATTCTGCTTGCATGGCATTAGGCGTACTACCATCAAGAGATAGAGTGTTATCAAACCCATCTTTTAAAGCTTCAAAATTATTATTTAGGGCTGTAGTAGAACTAAACCCTGAGGTAACATTTGTAATTGGTGGAGTCTTAGCCATATCAGTTCACTAACCCTATCCTTGCTGCATCATCTTTAGTTTCTGCTTCATTACGAGCAGCATCCTTCAAGGCTCCATCTAATTCTTCTCTAGATGGTCTACCTCGTTTCTTATCGTTACCTTCTAAGTATCCTGCATCAGCTAAATACTTCTGAGCATTATAACTAGCCTTACCCTCATTAAGATCATTGATCATGTTCTTAACTGTTCTAGCCTTTAACTTCAGTACTAACTCTTTCTTCATCTGAACATGATGTTTCTTAAACCATATCAGGTTACACAAGTTTTCCCAAACAGAGAAGTCACCAAACACAGACATTGCAAATTCGTACTCTGTTGGGTCTTCCATATCAATATAGATCTTATGAAGGGACCTGTAGGTAGTACCAGATACTTTGTGGTCTTTCTTCTTTAAAGAATATAAAGTTAACTCGTTTCTTGTATCTGGTAGTGTAGTCTCATAGAACCACGTCTTACTAGGTTTCTTAGCCATTGTAATTAACTATTCCTATTGTTTTAGGTAAATAAAAGAGAGAAGGGATAAGATGTACCTGTTACTACTAACAATAGTATTTATGTTTATATACTCTCAGGCTTACTTGTTAAGAATATTATACAGGTGTTTGTATTAGTTGTCAAGTACTAATTTATTATTTATTTAAATTAACTTGTTTTACCCCTCTGTACTCATTACTAAGACCAGTAGGATTGCTAAGGGGTATACAGGTCCGTTTTGAGCCAAAGTTCTTCTATACTATTACTAGGGGGTTTTAGATCGTGTCCAAGATTTCTGTTAGTAAATATTTTTGTGTATTGTACATACAAGAGGCATACCCCCTAACCCCC